AGATACTCTTATCTCTAAAAAAGCAAATGATAAAGTACAAGCTAAATCATTTGGCGAAGCATTAGCAGATGCTGCTGATAACGAAATGGGTAACATCGAAAAGGCTTTGAAGTCGCAAGGTGGTTCTCACACAATCCAATTAAAAGCAGTTGGTAATATGTTGCTTTCATCTTCATTAACTGGGGATTCAGTAGCAAGTTACTCACAAAGACAAGCAATTTTACCTGCACAAGCGTTGAACTTTAGAGATTTAGTTCCATCGGTATCTAGTGCAACTGGAACTTACGTTCAATATCGTGAAACTGGTTCAGAGGGTTCAATCTCTGCTCAAACAGAAGGTTCTTCTAAATCACAAATTGACTACGATTTAACAGAGGTTAAGACCGTAAACGCATACATTGCAGGTTACGCAACTTACTCTAAGCAATTCGCAAAATCATTACCTTTTATGCAAGGTACATTGTCAAGAATGTTGTTAAGAGATTTCTTCAAAGCAGAAAATGCTTCATTCTTCTCTACCGTTTCAGGTGCTGCAACTGGTGTTACAACCGTTACTGCAACTAATGATGTAGAAGAAATTGTACAATTAATTGCAAACACTAAAAACGCTAACTACAACGCTTCATTTGCTTTAGTAAGCCCATCACAAATGGCACGATTAATTATCGCTACATTTGCTAAAGGTTACTACGCAGGTGCAGGTGCTATTATCTTAAATGGTGCAGGTGGTGTTACAATTTGGGGTACTCCAGTATTAGAGGCTTCTTGGGTTACTGATGACAAAGTGTTAATCATTGATAGAGACTTCATCGAAAGAGTTGAAGTTGAAGGATTAAATGTTACTTTCTCTTACGAGAATGGAACAAATTTTGTTCAAAATCTCGTAACTGCAAGGGTAGAATGTTACGAAAACATTAACCTAATGATGCCATCATCAGCAATTTTTGCTGATTTGGGTAATGTATAAGTTAAATAATTGACTATCAATTAGTTAAAGCAAAGATTGGGTAGGTGTTTAAGTACATCTACCCTTTTTTTATTGCAATATAATGCGTATTTTTGTAATGCTTTAATTAATTAAATATGATAGGAATATATAAAATCACTTCTCCAAGTGATAGAATCTATATCGGTCAAAGTATTGATATAAATAAAAGATTTAGGAAGTATTATAATCTTAAATGTAAACAACAACCTAAACTATACAACTCGCTATGTAAATATGGTGTAGATGCTCATAAATTCGAGGTCATTGAAGAATGTACACAAGAGCAGTTAAATAATCAAGAAAGATATTACCAAGAGTATTTTAATTCAGTAGAAACTGGGCTAAACTTACTTTATGTAAAATCAGAGCATTTTAATGGTAGGCATAGCGAAGAAAGTAAAAAGAAGATTAGCGATGGGTTAAGGGGTAAGTCAATTCACGAGAATACAAGAATGGCATTAATTGAATCCAATAAAAATAGAGTAATATTAGAAGCTACAAAAGAGAAACATAGACAAAATAATATAGGTAAAACATACTCACAAGAAACTAAAGACAAACAACGTGCTAAACGATTAGGGACTAAACGAACTGAAGAAACAAAGCGTAAAATGTCTGAATCTGCTAAAAAAGTAATTAAGAACCCAATAAGCGAAGAAACACGACTAAAGATGTCAATATCCCAATTAAAAAGGTATCGCAAAGAATGCTAAAACTTTTAGCAAAAATTTGTATATTTGTATTATGAAAGTTATATCTAAAATGGACTTTATTCACGAGGGGGATAGGTTCAGAAGAGGGTTTGAATACGAAGTAAAATCAACACCTAAAATACTTGAATTTATTAAGGTAGGCTACTTAAAAGAGTGCATCGAAGTAAAGGAAGCCAAAGAAGTAGTAAAAACCAAAGAGTTTAAAGGCAATAAGAAAACCAAATGACAAAAACAGAGGCATATCAAGATAGTTTACAATTTTTAGGACTGACAAAGAAAAACGGAGTTGGTGTTGGGGAATTGTACGCTTTAAAACCTACAAACAACGGGGGTAACTTCGTGTGGAGTAGGGCTTTGAGTGCTTATAGAACAAACCAAGAGGGGGTAATGGAACTTGTCGCAAGTGGTACTCCACGAGTAGACTACACTAATACTTGCCCTGAATTAATCATAGAAAAAGAAAGCACAAACATAGATAAGCAAAGCCAAACGATTACCAATGCTACTTGGACAAAAACGGCAGTAACAACATCTAGTACAGAGGTTGCACCTGATGGAACAAGTACTGCGTTTGCAATGACTGATAATAGTGCAGTTGCGTTTTTATACTTTGCACAAACGGTTACTATAAGTGCTGCAACGGTTTACACAAGGTCTTATTATATTAAGAAAGCAACATCTACACCAACTTTTTATAGTGGTATTGATATCGTTTCAGGTGCGAACTATGTTCGTGCGATTATCAATAACTACAATGGTACGGCAGTAACTTCGACTGTTGGAACTGCTACTTTAGTTAGTTGTAAGTTTGAAAGTGTAGGAGATTATTATAGAGTAAAGATTACTTATTCTTTTGCAAGTGGTACATCGAGTACTTACTATGTATATCCTGCGATTTCTTCAAATGGAACAACGACAAGTGCAGCAGCACAAGGAGTAAATACTTTTTGGGGATTTCAAAACGAGTTAGGGTATTATGCAACTTCATACATTCCAACGACAACTGCTAGTGTAACACGACCACAAGACAAAGCGTATAACACTACAATAGCTTACGGATTAAAGGGTACTATTTTTATTCGTGCAAGGATATTTTCAAGTACTTATACAAAGGTTGATACCTTGTTTAGTTTAAATGATGAAACTTTAGATGACTATATTACTTGTTCTACTAATGCGAGTAGGTCAATTTTTATAACAACAATGGGTGGTGCAATAGATACTAATAGTTATAATTACTCTTTAGCGAGTGATGGGATTTATTCGATAGCTATTGGGTATGATTTCACTGGAGTTAATAATAAGGTAAATATAGCAATTAACGGAGTATTAAAAAGGGCAAACGCTGCACAAACTAATAATCCACCTGTGGCATTAAGTAGATTTGATTTAGGCAGTTTGTATGAAACCTTGCCAAGCGTAGATAATAGAATAATAGGTCAGATGTATTTTGCAGACCAATTAAGCGATACAGATTTAACAGCATTAACGGTACAATAATGGAAGTAAAGATAATTACAGATTTAGCGAGTGAACCAGTTACAGTAGCAGAGGCGAGGGATTATTTAAGAATAACCACAACGGCAGAAGATACTTTAATAGGCGAATTAATAACCGATGCAAGGGAGCGATTAGAAAAGTTTACAAACCTTTCATTTGGTGCAAAGACTTTAAAATGCAGATGGGATGTATTAGATGGGTGGGCTGAAATTCCTTACCAACCTAATGCAGTTGTGAGTGCTTGTATAAACGATGCAGGGGATACTTTAAGCTACGATACCAAAGGACTTGAATATAAGTACCTATGGTGCGTTAACTCTACTGGGGTTACAATAACATATACGGCAGGATTTACAACGCTACCAAAGGCTTTAAAAGTGGCAATTTTAAAAGAGGTTGCAACAAGCTACGAGAACAGAGAAAACTTTTATATAGAAGGTACATTTAACGAGTTATCGAATGATGCTAAAAGAATGGCACAAAGTTATTCACGAAATACATTATTAGGAATATGATAGGTAAACTACGTGACCAAATAAGTTTAATAAACTACTCTACAGTATCGGATGGAGCAGGTGGAACTGATGCAACAGAGCGTACTGATATTACGTTATGGGCAAAGGTTACGCCATTAAGTGGTTCGAGGGGTGTGGATGGTTCGCAAATTACATTAAACCAAGTTTACGAGGTTATAATAAGATGGGAAGATTATAAACCATTAAGCAAAAAAAACAGAATACAATTTGAAAATAGAACAATGATTATCCACGCTTACCAAATTATCCACGAAAGAAGAAAATATTTCAAGATAATAGCAGAAGAAGATGCAAGAGATTCTATTATATACGATGAAAACTTTGAGCCTATAACAGATGAAAACAATGATATGTTATACACTTAATTTATAAAGATATGCCAAGATACGATGATGGTACGTTATTTACTTCAATAAACAAGCCAACGATAGTTTTAGTTGGGACTACTGCCGAATATGGAGAAATCTCAATAGATGATTTACGGATAGTAATAGCCGAAACATTATCATTAGAGGAGTTGCAGGATGTAGTAATTACTACTATTCAAGATAAACAAGTTTTACAATGGGATACGGTTACTTTTAAATGGGTAAATGCCAATTTTAATTTAGATGGGTTAACTGATGTTGTTTTAACAAGCGTTGCACAAGGGGATATTTTTGTGTATAATGGTACTAATTGGGTAAATTTAGCCAAAGGAACTGCAAACCAATTATTAGGAATGAATAATGCTGCAACAGCACAAGAATATAAAACATTAGCAGGTACTACAAACCAAGTAACAGTTACTCATTCGGTTGGTGGTATTACATTAGCTTTGCCACAAAGTTTAGCTACAACTTCAAGTCCTACATTTGCTGCTTTAAGTTTAACGGCTGCCTTGACTGCACCTAATGGAGGTACTGGACAATCAAGTTACGCAATAGGGGATATTTTATACGCTTCTACGAGTTCTGCTTTGAGTAAATTAGCAGGTGTTGCAACTGGTAACTCATTAATTTCGGGAGGTGTTGGGGCTGCTCCAAGTTGGGGCAAAATAGGGTTAACTACTCATATTTCAGGAACATTAGCAGTTGGCAATGGAGGATTAGGGATAACAACAACACCAAGCAATGGATTTTTACCGATTGGAAACGGGACTAACTATGTAGCTGCTGCACTAACTGGAACTGCAAATCAAATTACAGTTACAAACGCATCAGGGAGTATTACATTGAGTTTGCCACAAAGTATTGCGACAAGTTCAGCACCACAATTTGATAAATTAGGGATA